AGTTGATCCTGCCAGCGGTGGGTCGCTACTGTTTCGCGAACCAGTCGTTTTGACAGTTGGTTGGGATCAAATTTGTTCTGTGCGCGTCACGCCACTTTTTGTGGCGGGAATGTGCGAAAATAACAGGAAAAAGAACCCTGGAAAGGGTTCAAAGAAGAAAAAGAATGCTGGAAGGAATGGGAAGGAAGTCCCGGGACTTGCTCTGGTGATGGGCGTGATCCATTACGCCAGCCATATAGCCTTGGGAATGAAAGTTAATTCACGGCTTAAAAGGTTTTGGAAGATGACTCCGGCCAGCAAACTTGCAAAAACAATAACAACATTGATTAACATACTTAGAAATTTGCTGTCCTTCACTTTGAAAAGAAAGACTAAGCAAAGATCAGCTGGATGGACCATGGGTGTGATTTTCATATGGATGATGGGAACCATATTGTCAATTGAAGTTGTTAAAAACAACGGGGGTTGGCTCATGAAACCCCGTCTTCAAGACACTGGATCCACGGTGCCTGTTGGAAAAGGATCGTGCACTTTCACTTCCTTGGATGTTGGTTACGAGTGTGACTACAAAATAGGCTATGACTGTGTGACGTTAACAAGCACTGAGGATCCCAATGGAATTGATTGTTATTGCAGAGGTGTTGACATGGTCCGTGTCGAGTACCCCTTGTGCAAGAAAGGAAGCAATCGAGTGAGAAGAGCAGTGAATATCGCCTCACATCCTGAAATTGTGCCTCTCAAACCAGTTACATACATGCCAACTCTGGGTAGTGTCAATGACAGAGTAGGGAAGACAGAAGAATGGGTAACCAATAACATGGTTAAAACTCTTCTTTTTGTGTTCATTATGTTTGCAATCTTTGGGTTTGATTGGAAGACCGTTGTGGTGCTTTGTCTGGCAGCTTTGGCACTACCATCATTTGCAACCAATTGTGTGACCATATCACAGAGAGAAATTCTTAAAGGAGTGGAAGGAGTCACATGGTTCGAGGTGCTTTTGGAAAAGACTAGCTGCATTACCATTGCAGCACAAAACAGACCATCCATTGACCTCTGGCTAGACGATGTGAAACAAAGCTCGGTGATGGCCAGCAAAGAATTCTGCATGAAGGTCGAAGTGTCAGAAACTCAAATAGCTGCTAGGTGCCCTACTCAAGGAGATGCAACTTTGCCTATGGAAGGGAAGGATGATTATGTTTGCAAGAAAACCTTCAGTGACAGAGGATGGGGCAATGGATGTGCTCTTTTTGGGAAAGGAAGTATTGTGGGCTGCGCTAAAGTAGCCTGCAATACTGCTAATGTTATGAAAACTCATATCTATGAGCAACAAGCTGTCCAGTATGTGGTTGGCATAGAGGTACATAGAGGGGAAGTCATCAAAGCAAATGTTTCAGACAAGGTCATCAAAGCCTCATTTTCGGCTGAAGCAGAAAAGCATACAGTTGAGATACCAGACTATGGAAGTCTTGACTTCACATGTCGGGTGGTGGCCAGTGCGGACCTATCAAACATTAGACTGTTGGAGGTAGATGGCCATTACTTTAATGTGCATGAAGACTGGCTGGATGATCTCCCCTTACCATGGAGAATCAACGCTGGACCCTGGAGAGGGATGGACAAGCTGGTAAATTTCAGAGAACCATATGCCGTGAAAATGGTAATCATGGGATATGGAGATCAAAGGCCGGCTGTGCTAGGGGCTCTTGATAAGGCTGAAGAAATAAAGAAAGTAGGAGACAACTACCATCTGAATGGAGGACATGTGAGCTGCAAAGTTTCCGTGGCTAAGTTGAAATTGAAGGGAATGACATATGTTGTGTGTGGTGGAAAGTTTGCTTGGGCCAAAAAACCAATTGCTACAAATCATGATACAGTGGCAATGGAAGTCACATATACTGGCAATGATACACCATGCCGTGTGACAGTTAAAAATGTGAAGGAAAATTCAGATGATCAAGGAACTCTGATCACTACAAATCCATTTGTTGAAAGCAATGGAGCCACTATCTTCCTGGAACTTGAACCAGTCTATGGATTGTCAACAATAAAAGTTGGGGACATCACATACCAATGGAATCAGCAAGGGAGTGTCATTGGGAAGGCTGTGAGAAAAATCACCAACGACATCCATAAAACAATTGTCGTTGGGAGTGCTTTTTGGAATTCAGATCAAAGATTCTCAGCCATTAATTTGATGGATCTAATTAGGTTGCCCTTTGCTTTTTTATTTGGGGGACTTGGATTCATGATGAAGATGATCATTTCCCTGGTTTTAATTTGGTTTTGCTTGAATACCAGAAATTTTTCAATAGCAGTCACTTCTGGAATTGTGGGTTTTGGTCTTCTAGCTTTCACCACAGGAGTGATGGGAGATCATGGCTGTGTCCTTGATGTTGATAGAAAGGAAATGAAATGTGGGGATGGAGTCATGGTGTGGAATGAAGTTAATGACTGGTATGGGGGGTACATGTACTACCCAGATGATCCAGAGACATTCATCGCCAGCTTGGTCAATGATAAGAAAGAGCATTGTGGTACTTATCCAGCAAACGCCTTGGAACTAGCAATGTGGCAGAAGCTTGAATCTCAGATCAATTTGTTGTTGAAAGAGATGAAGGTTGAATGGAGAATCAAAGTTTCTGAAAAGCAAGATGGCTTTCCAAAAGGAGATCACTTGGGCTGGGAAAAGAAAACTGGCCGCAATGGTCTTTCCTGGCAGAACTGGGCAAAGTCATTTGATTACATGGAATGGATCTTTGAGACAGATGCCGGCAACTCAACATACTATGTGGGAAATGTTGGAGAGAAAGAATGTCCTGATCATGACAGAAGCTGGAATGTGTTCAGGTTTGAAGAGTTTGGAGTTGGCCTTCTAACAACTAGGGTGTTTGTTGGTATCAATGAAGAACCAGACCAATACTGTGACCCTGGATTGATGGGTGCTGCCGCAAAAGATAGGTACATGGTGCACAGCTCAACTTGGATGTGGATGGAAAGTTATGAGGTTAATGATACTCTACAGTTGCAGCGGCTCCAGTATGACTATTACGTGGAATGCCTGTGGCCGCCAACACATACATTAGATGGGCAAAATGTGCTTGAGTCCCTGCTGATACTACCAAAGCAACTGGGAGGGCCAGTTTCAAATTTGAATAGAGTGAAAGGCTATGCAGAGCAAGACAAGGGCCCATGGAAGAAAGGAAGGTTGCTGGTTGAGAGGGGTTACTGTGAAGGCACAACGGTGGTGGTCGATGAGAACTGTCAACACCGTGGACCTAGTGTGAGATCTACGACTGAAGGAGGGAATGTCATTAAGGAATGGTGTTGCCGTCACTGCAAACTGCCTCCCCTTAAATTCACCATGGAGGAAGAGTGCTGGTACGCCATGGAAATACGACCAACTTCCAAAGTTAATGGTTTGGTGATGGCATCAGATGGTGAGAAACCACTGTTTGAATGGTGTTCATTTGCTCTCCTGACCACAATTTACCTACTGTTCATGGCGGGAAAAAACACCACAGCTTTGATACCTTTTGTGGCGTTTCTAGGAGCAATTCTGTATGGATCTGGATTCTTGACAGCCAATCTTGTCATGAAGTATGTAGCTGCATTCTATCTGAACAGTGTTCTGGAAAAGTCTGAACCAATGCTTTGGGCATATATGATGGAAGTGGTGTTTGACTTGAGACCAGGCATGCTGCTTGGCCTTATGTTGAACAAGACATGGAAGTTTGAAAGACTTGTTGCCATGATTGGTTGTCTGTCATTCTTACAACAAGCCACTATTGAATGGCGGACAGCCTGGGTTCTGCTAGATTGCATTGCAGTTCTTGTGGTCTTTCAAAGTCAAGGCTCAAAAATCAAAGGACATCTTCTCAACATTGTCTTGCTCAATTTATCATGGGTTACATCTGAACACCTGATTATGATGGTGAAACTGACTGGATTTTTACTACTGCTGTCAGATAGTGGAGTGTTTGAAAGATCATCATGGCAACAAAAGACCAGGACTGTGTTGACAGCCGGAATGATGACGTTAAACACACCCTACTCATTTCTAGTTGCTGCATGGCCACTCCCTAGGCACATTAGGGGAGTGGACTACGTCGCTATACTAGGAATTTTAATGGGAGTGGGGGCATCTGTGGCAAGGAATGGACTGGAATCAGAATTGTGGGTAATGGGTATCATGGCCCTGGTGCTTTTGGTCTTTGTCCTCCAGCTCACAACTGGGGAACTGTTAGCTGAATGGGACTCACACTACTCATGGAAACAAAACTGTGATCAGGCCTCTGGGTCTGTTGACTTATCAGTCAAGAGGCTACCAGATGGAAGACTCGTAAACATCACTGAGAAAGAAGAAAGTAGGATGGAGACTCTTATTCTTGGGGTGGGAATGATAGCAACAGAATTCCATTGGGTGGGTTTACCCCTGACAGTTCTTGTCCTTGGCTTGAGGAGATGGATTGTGAATGGAAAAGAACAAAGGAGTCTGATAGTCTATGGTGGAAGATCAGAGAGTGCCAATGATGAAACTGAGGGAGACCTTCTTGAGGGAGTTTATAGAATTACAGCAGCCTCCATTTTTGGGAGAAAGCAAGTTGGAATAGGTGTCCTCAAGGAAGGAGTGTTCCATACCATGTGGCACGTCACTAGAGGAAGTGCTCTGCGAGTGAGAGGGAGAGTGCTCGCCCCAGAATGGGCTAGTGTGGAGGAGGATCTTGTGGCGTATAATGGTACGTGGAAGCTCAACAAGAAATGGGATGGAGGGGAAGTGCAACTACATGCCTACACTCCAGACGGCAAGATTATCAAAACCCAGGTTCTACCAGGAAAGATGGAATTGGCTGGTGGAGGTTCAATGGGACTGATTCCTCTAGACTTTCCTCCTGGTTCATCTGGTTCTCCAGTCATCAATGCAAATGGAGAGGTGGTCGGCCTGTATGGCAATGGAGTCTTGCATGGCGATACCTACTGCAGTTCTATAGCTCAAACTACCAAGGAGCTACCAGTAGACAAACCAAAGGTGGTGAAAGGAGATGGGTGGCTGTCAAAGGGTCGCATATCCATTGTTGATGCTCATCCGGGTAGTGGGAAAACTCACAGGATTCTTCCTGAACTTGTAAGGAGAGCACTGAGCCGCAAGTTGAGAACCTTGGTCTTGGCCCCCACTAGAATAGTGGTCAAAGAGATGGAGTCAGCTCTAAGAGGACTTGATGTCAGTTTCCACTCATCTGCAGTCAGCCATAAGAATCCTGGGAGTCTTGCCGATGTGATGTGCCATGCGACTTATGTAAACAGGAAATTAATTCACATGCCCCAGAAAAACTACGAGGTTATCATCATGGATGAAGCACACTGGACGGATCCAAGCAGCATAGCAGCTAGAGGGTTTATTACTAGCCTTTGTGAAGCTAAGAGATGTGCTGTGGTTTTGATGACGGCAACGCCACCTGGTGTTGAAGACCCATGGGCTGAAAGTAATGAGAAGATCAATGATGTTGAGAAAGTGATTCCTGATGGACCATGGAAACAGGGACATGAATGGATAACTGAATATGAGGGTAGAACAGCCTGGTTTGTGCCTTCTTTAAACACAGCCAACTCAATGGCAAAAGTCCTTAGAGGTCTAGGAAAGAAAGTTGTGGTGCTTACAAGCAAGACCTTCCATGATAACTATCCGAAGCTCAATGATGAGAAGCCTGATTTTATTTTGACTACTGATATCTCAGAAATGGGTGCTAACTTGGATGTGGAAAGAGTCATTGACCCTAGAACAACATTGAAGCCTGTTGAGAAAGGAAATGCAGTTGAAATCAGTGGTGAAAGGAAGATAACTCCAGCCTCTGCAGCGCAACGACGCGGCAGGGTCGGAAGGACTAAAGGAAAGAAGGCTGATTACATTTACCAAGGTGAGACAAATGCTGATGATTCAGAACTTGTGTGCTGGAAGGAAGCTCAAATGCTCTTGGATAACATGGAGAGCAGGCTTGGCTCAGCCTCTGTCTTTTATGGACCTGAGCAAGTGAAAATGACTGAAATGCCAGGATTTTACAAATTGAATGACGAAAAAAGGAAAGTGTTTAGGCACCTGCTTGCTCAATGTGACTTTACACCATGGTTGGCTTGGAAAGTGGCTTCAGATGGCAAGAGCATTGAGAACCGAGAGTGGCTCAAGAGTGGGCCAAAGGAACACTTGGTGACAGATGAAAACTGTGAAGCGGTTACATACAAGACTCCTGGTGGAAAGGTTGAAAGACTCCAGCCAGTGTGGATGGATGCTAGAATGACTAGGGAGAAAAGGGACTTGCTGAACCTACTGGATTATGCAGAAATGCGTAGAAGCAGTGTTTGGCTGAGTCTGCCTGGGGCTCTGTACAATCAGTTCACGGAAGCCATGGACACGATCTATGTCTATTATACGGCCAATCCATCCTCCAAGGGATTCAGGATGGCCCAAGAATCAATGCCAACAGCCCTTCTTACTGTGATGCAAGCTCTAATAATAGGCACTGGATTGATCATGTTCTTGGGGTGGATGTGTTCGAGTAGGAAGGTGGACAGAATGATGCTGGGCACTCTGTTGATAGTGGGATGTAGTGTCACAGCATGGTGTGGAGGTGTGCCCCTGCCATTGGTATCCGCCATGGCGTTGGTTACTTTTATACTATTGCTGTGCCTGGTTCCTGAGGAAGGGCAGCAAAGGACCCAGATTGACACAACTCTAGCCATGTTTGTCTATTCCATGCTGTTGTTTGTTGGTCTTGTGATTGCTAATGAATTGAGGTGGCTGGAAAACACTAAAGAAGATATCAAACAACTGTTTGGAGAAAAGATACATATGGGCATTTCATCAGGAGGTGACTTTTGGAAGTACATCGATCTGAAACCTTTAAGCATCTGGGGCACCTATGCAACCTTGGTGACTTTTATGCGACCACAAATGCTCCACAACCTTAGAATGTTCACCCAGAGAATTGTTGCTGGTAGTGTCAGTGGAAAACTGGACACATTGAATGGATTGAGAAATGGATTTGTGAGCACCTCGATGTCATTGGGTGACTTGTCGCTTTTCATCTCATTCTGCAGAAACATGAGTCCTCTAACTACTGTGACAGGGCTGGTTCTAGCCGCAATACACTGGCTTTGGTTTTATCCTATGCATGAGGCTAGCCTAACCTCCAAGGCCCATAAGATGGTTGCTCAGAGTACTGCAAAAAATGTTGCCTTTGATGGAGAAGGAATTATCGACTTTCACACGGAAGAGGTGGACACATCTTCAGCGGAAAGGAAGACATCATTTGGAGTGGCTATCCTCCTAGCTGTCATCAATGTGGTTGTTGTCCGTGAACCATGGGCAATGCTTGAAGCTGGACTAGTGCTCCTCGCTGCAATTAAGTTTGCGGCTGATGGGGCTAAAGAAACTTTGATAACGCTTCCTGTCCTGAGTGGGATTGGTGCTTTGATTAGAGGGGATTACTTTGGAGTGGCCCCAATCTTGCTCAATTTGTATCTGCAGACAACATCCAACAGGAGGGGCATTTGTTCGAGTGCCCCCACACTGGGGGAAATCTGGAAAAGAAAGTTAAACCAGCTTGATGCTAAAGAGTTCATGGCCTATAGACGAAGGTTTGTGGTTGAAGTCGACAGAAATGAAGCTAGGGAAGCACTGGCTAAGGGAAAAACCAACACCGGCCATGCGGTCTCCAGAGGAACAGCAAAACTAGCCTGGATTGATGAGAGGGGTGGAGTGGAGTTGAAAGGAAGTGTCGTGGACCTGGGCTGTGGAAGAGGGGGCTGGAGTTACTATGCGGCTTCGCAACCAAATGTGAGAGAAGTGAAGGCCTACACGCTAGGAACTTCAGGTCATGAGAAGCCAAGACTTGTGGAAACTTTTGGATGGAACTTGATTACGTTTAAGTCCAAAGTCGATGTCAGAAAGATGGAACCCTTTCAAGCTGATACAGTGCTATGTGACATAGGTGAAAGCAATCCAACAGCAGCTGTTGAAGCCAGCAGAACCTTAACTGTGTTAAACGTGATTTCAAGATGGCTGGAATACAATCAAGGCTGTGGGTTTTGCGTCAAAGTCTTAAATCCATATAGCTGTGATGTTCTTGAGGCACTAATGAAAATGCAACGAAGATTTGGAGGGGGTCTCATTAGAGTCCCTCTATCAAGAAATTCAACACATGAGATGTACTTTGTCTCAGGCATAAAGAACAATATTATGGGTAATGTAACCGCTGTATCCAGGCAACTCCTGAAAAGAATGGAGGAGCAGGGAGGGGAAAGAGTGGTTCCAGACTATAAATTCTCTACAGGAACAAGATCCAATCTTACCCAAAAGATTGAGGTGCCAGAAGAAGAAGTCCAGATGAGAGTAGACAAAATCAAGGCTGAGAAATCAGGCACCTGGTGTTTTGATTCTAATCACCCTTATCGCACGTGGAACTATCATGGATCATACCGTGTGAGGGATGTGGGAACAAGAGCTTCAGCAGTCAATCATGTTGTGAAGTTACTTAGTTGGCCTTGGGGTAAGATGGAGAAAGTACTGGCAATGTCAATGACAGACACCACAGCGTTTGGACAGCAAAGGGTGTTTAAACAAAAAGTGGACACCAAGGCCCCAGAACCAAATATCCAGGTGAAAAAAGTGATGAGGAAAGTATTTAAATGGTTGATCGAAAGAATTAAAACCAAAGGTGGGAAAGTGAGAACATGCACAAAAGAAGAGTTCATCCAAAAAGTAAGATCTCATGCTGCTATCGGGGCCTGGTCGTCAGATATGGAAGGGTGGAGCTCAGCTGTGGAGGCAGTTGACGATCCTAGGTTCTGGAACATGGTGCAGAAAGAAAGAGATTTACACCTACAAGGGAAATGTGAGATGTGTGTGTACAACCTCATGGGAAAAAGTGAAAAGAAACCTGGGGATTTTGGAGTTGCCAAGGGGAGCCGTACCATCTGGTACATGTGGCTCGGCAGTAGATTCCTGGAATTTGAAAGTTTTGGATTTCTGAATGAAGAACATTGGGCTTCACGGGAGTTGAGTGGGGGAGGAGTCGAAGGGATTCCCCTAAATTATTTAGGATACCATCTCAGAGAAATGGCCCAAAAACCAGGAGTGCTATATGCTGATGACACAGCTGGATGGGACACCCGCATTACCATGGCAGATCTGGAGGATGAAGGCATGCTGCTTGACATGATGAGCGGAGAACACAAGAAACTGGCTTCGGCACTATTCAGTAAAGCTTACAAAGTGAAAGTGGCCTTGTGCCCCAGACCTGGACCCAAAGGAGGAACTCTCATGGATGTCATATCCAGGACCGACCAAAGAGGGTCTGGCCAAGTAGTGACTTATGCACTCAACACCCTGACCAACATAAAAGTGCAGCTTATCAGAATGGCAGAAGCCGAAGGAGTTCTTGGAGCAACTTTTGAGGACTTCGGGATTGACAGATGGTTGCAGGAACATGGTGAAGACCGAGTTGAAAGAATGCTGGTCAGTGGTGATGACTGTGTAGTCAATGCTATAGATGAAAGGTTTGGGTCAAGTCTGAATTGGTTGAATGCCATGGAAAAAGTGAGGAAAGACATTGACCTATGGAAACCATCACCCTCATTTAGAAACTGGGAACGGGTTGAATTCTGCTCTAATCACTTCCATGAGATGACAATGAAAGACGGGAGAGTCATTGTGGCGCCCTGTCGTGGCCAAACTGAATTGATAGCAAGAGGGACAGTCAACCAGGGGGGATGTGTTGGAGTGGAATCAACAGGCTGTCTAGCCAAGGCGTATGCGCAAATGTGGCTTTTGCTTTATTTCCACAGAAGAGACCTCAGAACGCTGGCTCTAGCTGTTATGTCAGCTGTGCCAAGCAATTGGATTCCAACAGGACGCACCACTTGGTCCCTCATGGTGAAAGGAGAATGGATGACTGATGAAGACATGTTGGCTGTGTGGAATAGGGTTTGGATTGAAGACAACCCTTTCATGGAAGACAAGAGAGAGGTGGAAAGGTGGAGTGAAGTCCCTTACCTTCCAAGAAACCAGGACAAGTCATGTGGTAGCCTAATTGGGACTACTGCTAGGGCAGAATGGGCCAAGTTGCTTCCAGGAGCCGTTGAGAAGGTGAGGAACATCTTTGGGAAGCAAAGATTCAGAAACTACCTTAGGAACATGGGTAGGTATGAGTCACAAGAAGAAGCTCCATTTTCAATGTATTAAACAATGAAATAATTAAATGAAAGAGTGTTGAGGGCAACCAGTGGGCTAGCCACATGGGTATGACGCACCCACCCTCTGCATTCTTGTAAATACTTTGGCCAGTCATTGTAAATAGGTTAGGGAGCCGGGCCCAACCCAGCTAGGGATAGCCTTTCTGGGGTAAGGACTAGAGGTTAGTGGAGACCCCCGGCTTTTGAAGTTAGGGCAACACAGGGAGTGGTTCAATTGGCCAGAACCGCTCTGGCGTTTGCCTCCTGTTATTTTCCAAATTCCCGTTACCGGGGGTGGGGTGATTAGCCATGGTCGCACAGATCAAGCTCAGATTGCTTACATGTAATCTGTGTGGTCATGAATATGACCTCCGCT